CTTAGAGACCGTAGCCGCAATCATGCCGGTGGGGTTAGAAATACTGCCCCCGATTGTAGCATTGGTGCCGTAGGTGCTGTTGGTGGTTTCCACGCCCGTAACGGCAGCAATGCTGATGTCTTCGAATCCGTTTTCGGAACGTACTGGGCCGTTAAATGTTGTGTTAGCCATTTTGTGTTCTCCTTACGAGAGATAGGCCCTAGAGTCTTCGTAAGCGTCTGCTGGGACAGTCGCTAGGGCTAAAATTCCCAGGAATAAGTTGGGGGAGAGTTTCCTCTCCCCCGTAGGCTTATGCGCCTTTAGATCCGTACACGCAACGAGGATCAGAGTAACCGTAGCTGTAACGCTCACGGGCTTTGAACCGTACATTGCCTGTATCAAAGTCGCCCTCCATCTTCGTAGACATCGGCATACGTTCAAAGTGAACGAAACCGCGAGGAGCATCCGTCTTAATGAAGAATGCGTCCGTGTCCGTCAGATAGTGGTTAACAACGTAACCCTGCGGGAGCATACCCATGTTACGCATTGCGTTAACATCGTTGTCCGCAGAACCTGGACGAAGAGTAGACTCAAGAAGACGATCCGCCACGAACTGAAGTGCGGGAGGAATAATCAACTTTTGTCCACGAACCGAAACTTTAAGGCCGCGCTCATCAACATAAGCTGCAATGTCGATAAGAGCATTCTCAAGGCTGGTTTCGTTCAAGTCAGCATCGGTGCTGGGCTCGTTACGAAGCGATCCATTGTTTACAAGAGGATGGTCAGTAGCACAAAGCTCCTTACCATCACCACCAGCAAACGTGCTATCAAAAGCGTTGTTCAGCGTAGCTGCGCCCTTCACCTGTTTGGTGTTGGCCATGCTGCGTGCCAAAGCTTTCGTATAGCGAGAGGCGAGGCGATCATAAAGATTATCCTCGATTGCTTCTTCCGTAATGGAGAAAGCAAGCGCAATAGTCTCATGCGTGTACCGCGCCGTATACGCTTCTTGTGCATCATCAAAGGTAATTGCTGAACCTTCCTGCTTGACGGGTGCTGACCCGAAGCCTGAAAGCATAACCTCTTCTTCAAAAGCACGTTCCGAAGATTCAGTATCATAAATCTCCGAAGACTCATCGTCATACCGTGCATACTCAAGGCCGAAAAGGGCGTTGAGTCCGGGCTCTAGCTCTTTTGCTAGTTGGGCTCTGCTAATAGCCATTTTTCAATCCTCTCCTATACGCCAGTGGTTGAAACACTGCCAGCAGAAATGGAACCCGTAGGTGCATTAAAGCTGTTGTTCAACCTGACAATTGCGCCAATTCCAGCAGCTGCGAAGTCCTGATTTTCAGGGTCCTCAGTCCAACCCATAACCCGTAAAGTAAGGCTGTTGGTTGTTGCTAGGGTACTGATAGCCAAACGACCTAACGATACACCTGTAGCATCGGTGCCTGTTATACCCGTAGACGTACTAGCATTCAAAAACACACTTGCGCGTGCTGTTGCCTTGCTCGTCCACGTGGCGTCCGTTGCAACGACATACAACTGACTAGGGTCGTCATTGATAAAGGCCTTAACGGGGTGGTTACTATCCGCTCCCGATCCGGGCCAGTAGTTACTCCAAACGGTTTTTCCAGTGGTGCTTGAGACATACTCACATCCTTGAAATACACCCAGAGCACTAACAGTTCCACCAGCGGCATTAGATGTATGGTCGATATACCCAGAAGCGAGGGGTACGACTATCTGTCCGTGGTAGAGTTTGCCAGTGTTGTCTGAGGCAATTTCATATGGAGTATATCCGGTAAGACCAGTGGAATTTGAACCTCCGCCCAACTTACTGATGGGACGTAGGCCAAAGCTTCCATTACTATTAGCCATTTAATTTTCTCCTAGTCCTCGGATTGAGGACCTCCAAAAGTTACACGAGATTGCCTATCAGGATTATTGATAGGCATTGCCGGATGCTGCTCACGAGCTAAGTCGTTATCAACAGCGGCCATTTGATTGCGTGTCATGCCACGAAAATGCTCGTCGCGTTCTTCAACAATCTCAAGCGGAATCCTTGCAAGTAAAAGACCACCTACGCCTATTACACCAGCATGTTTACCATCTTCAACGGTCGGGACCTCAAAGTCTGGGTATTCTTCACCACGTACCAGTTCCCATCCCTCTCGAGATCGTGCTGCTACGTTTTTACGGTCATCAAAACCCATTACTTCAGACCTGATCCACCGATGCTTGTAACCATCTGGCGGCGGCGGCGCGTCCAACATGGACGGGGGCTTCCAAGGTTCTCTGCGTGCTTGCCCTGCACGAGTTTGGTTGGCTCTAGGCGTTCTCGTAGACTTCTCGCGAGATGTGTTCTCAATAGTCATGGTTATTCCCTCACTTCACATATTTTGCGTATTCCTCAAGCGGCACATTTAGCTTCTTAGCTATAGCTACTTGAGAAGAGGTTAACCGCACAGTTTTCCGTCCACTTTTCTTGCGGGATGCGGAAGATTCAGCTGACGCAACCTTTCTTCCCCCGTTAGACTTAGACTTTAAATCAAACTTATTTGGAAATTCAGTTCTAAGTCTATTGTCAAGTTCAGCATAGTAGTCATCTGAACTAGGGTCAAACCCCTCATCCTCTACCAAACGACGATGGATGCCGAAAGCACCATATGTCATAACCTCATCTTGGCCAAACCAGTCATTATCTGACGCCCAACTCTCCGCTTTTGGGTCGGCGGCTGCTTGAGGTGGGGCTGCTTGAGGTGGGATTTCTTGAGGTTGCGGAACTTCAACGGAGCGATCCTGCGGCGATCTACCTTGGGTTTTTTGCAAAGACAAATCAGCCAATGCCTCTTGAGCATCAACAAGTTTGTCTACATCTCCAGTTTCATGGGCTTCTCGAAGAACGCGTTTCGCGGTTTCAAGTTCGCTTGAAACTCTTCCTTCGAACTGCTCAATATATCCCTTGTCCAAAGCGTCCATACGAGTTTTTAAGTTCGCATTTTCCTTCTGGATATTCTCCGCGTACTGAATTGCGCTTTGCTTTTGGCGCTCTTCCTCGCGAAAACGTTTGGTGAGCTCGTTAATGCGGCCTTTAACACCCGCGCTATACTCTTCAAGCTCCTCGTTTGAATCTTCCGAAGAGACTTCAACGGAATTATCATCCGAACTAGACTCATCGACTTGATCTGACGAAAGCTTAACATCAACCGAATCTTCTTCGGTGTCTCCTACGTCAATTTTAGTTTCTTCAGGCATGGTTCTTCTCCATGGTTTATGTCTTCTTTCTAAATATGTTTAATGTCATCAGGCTCAAGAATTGTAGCAATAACCTCGTCATCATTAATGACGCGGACCTCGCCTCCTTCAATCTTAAATCGGGCGCCTGCATATCTTCCGATACACACCCAATCGCCTTCGCTACACCAACTACGATCTCCAAGGTCGCCAAATTTCGCAGAGTCCTGGTAAGCCAGAGGACCCACCTTCAAGACATAAGCAACCACCGTTGCTAAGGCCTCTCGGTCTCTAACTGCGTCGGGAATAAGAATACCCCCTTCAGTCGCAGCTTTACCCATGTATGGCATCACAAGTAAGCGCCAGCCTGTAGGCTGAGGCAGTCTCTCTTTCAAATTCTTGCTGACAAGAGAGGGGTCGAGAACTTTCTCACTTTTATCTATGTATGCAGACGATGCGGAATTCTTTAGTGTTTCTTTCTGAGGCTCTACTACGTGGTCTGGAACGTATAAAGTTTTGGTCATTCTTCCTCCGTGGTTTGCAGGAGATCCTTTATCTCCCGTTCAGTAAATTCTAGCCCTTGAAGCTCTCCTGTAAGATGCCTGTAAGACTCCATGTCTTTAGGCGTACCATGTAGAATAGCGTCTTGGGTGAGTTCTATGCGACTTTGTATTGCTCTCAATAATTTGTAAGCAAAGGTCGTTGGGTCGGACATATTTCAGTAAGACCCCTTAAAATTCTTGCCTTTAATGGCACCGCCCTTGGAATACTTGACAGGGCCGCGCTTGCTGTAACTCATTCCACCGCCCATGTAACCGAGTTCATCGCGCATCATACCACCCATGTTCATATCTTCCGGAACACCCAGCTGATCACGAGCCATGGCTTTCTGCTCTGGCGTGGCCATTTTAAGAACTCTTGCAGAAATAGAACGATCATAGTTGTCTGTTTCAGTTCCTGTGGGATTTGACATTGAGATTCCTAATGCGGAGATAACCTCGGAATCGGAAACACCACCTTCAGGAGTTCGTTTGTCTGGGCCAAACATTACATCAATTTCTTCTGCCATCAGAAAGTCCCCTTTCCACTGTTATCGTTATAAGTAAGGCCCTTCACTTGAATGGGAGGAGCGCCCTTGATACGGGCCATACCGCCGTCAGCCA